ACAAATTGGAGCGGTTCGGCTACTGGAAGGACAGCGGCGTGCGGCTGGAAGGCCCCGGTGCGACTGCGCTGGCGAACATCTTTTTGACGTTCTGGAAGGCGCAGTACCCCGACGAGGAAATCGACATGGACCGCGACCTGCCGCTGGCCGCGCCGGTCAAAACGGACTGCTTGGTGCAGCCCTTCGCCGACAGCCTGGTGGACCGCGAGGCAGTGGCGAAAAACGTTTATCTGGAACTTATCAACCAGGCGCAGCGGCGGCTGTACATCTGCACGCCGTACCTGATACTGGATAACGACCTGCTGACCTGCCTGCGGCTGGCAGCCAAGCGCGGCGTGGATGTGCGCATCTACACGCCCGGCGTGCCCGACAAGCCGACAATTTATCAGCTGACGCGGAGTTATTTCCCGCATCTTTTGCGGGCGGGGGTAAAGATTTACAGCTACACGCCGGGCTTTTTGCACGCCAAAACCTGGCTGGTGGACGACCGCATTGCGGCAGTGGGTACCGTGAACCTGGATTATCGCAGTTTGTATTTACACTTTGAGAACAGTGTGCTGATCTACGGCGGGGCTGTGCTGGAAGATGTGCGGAAAGATTTGGCGGAAATTGAGCGGGAAAGCAAAGAATTGACGCTGAGAGATTGCCGCACCGGGTTTGTGGGGACAATGTATAGTGCGGTGCTGAGGTTGGTGGCACCGTTGTGCTGAGGAAGACCGCTTTGCAGGGGCGAACAATGTTCGCCCCTGCAATTTTTTACTTGTATCGGCTTTTCTACGGCTTCTATAAATTTTACGGGGTCGATCATGCGGGCACCGTCGGCGGTTGGGGCTGCGGTGGAGACAAGCAGGGTAAGCATTTCCTCATTGGTGAGGGTGGGGGCGACCTGCCAGCCCAGCGCCATTACTCCGACGCAGTAGGGGATGCCCCAGCTCAAGCCGCCCTGCACGTCATATCGGTAGCCGCACTGCCCGGAAATGTATTCCTCGGCTACGGTGCGGTAGGCGCAGGGCACGCCCACATAGTTTGGATTTTTCCTGGCGAGGGGTGTGATAAGGAAAGCCCCGGGCTGGCCCATCCGGCAGGCTGCGGGGTTATCCCGCTGGGCTGGGTCGAAGGCGGCAAGACCCGGCACGAGACGCGCGGAGCCTGCGCTTGCGCCTTGCACGGTCAGTACCAGAAGGCCCGCGTCCTCGGCGTCGGAAAGAGCCGCCTGCCAGAGGCCGGCGTTTTCAAAAAAATTGGCATTCCCCGGATTGGCAGACACCGACACGGCACGAATCTTTTCGCTTTCCGGCAGGGTATCATTTAAGGCAAGGATGTAATGAAGGGCGTCGGCGTAGGGGCGGCTGTCGGCTGTGCCGGGCGTGACCGCGTAATAGATATGTGCGCCCGGCGCAACGCCGATCGTTTTTCCCGCCAGAATGCTGGCCACGGCGGGGCCGTGCATGGTGCCCTCGTCCGTGTAGCCGCCTGCGTCGTAATAGTCAACGATGGCGTCGGAAATTTCGGGATGGTCCGTCAGCAGTGGCTGGTCGATGATGGCAACATTGACGCCCTGCCCGGTGATGCTGCGGGCCTGCAGCGACCGCACACCGAGGCCGGGGTCTCTGCCCGCTTCCAGTAATGCGGCGGTTTCTTCCTCAGCCCCGGCAAGGACGGTGCGGTCATTGAAAGAGTAGGTGCTGAGGCTGAGGCGATCGTATTCGCCCGGTTGGTAGGTCTGCTTTTGATGCGCGGCGTCCCAAGACAGTTCCGGCAGGTAGGATAGGTCGCTGTACGGGGCCGGGACGGAGAAGGGCACCGTGGTGGGTGTCGCTGCGGGTGCTTCGGTCGGCACAGGGGCAGGAGTCGGCGCAGGCGAGGCCGCAGGGACGGAGGTTTGCGCGGCCGTGCAGGCAGTCAGCGCCAGCAGACAGGCGGTGAGGAGGAAAAAGCGTTTCATGGAGAGATCCCTCGCTATAAAAAGGTCAGGAGCCGCTGGGACCGCGGGAATTGACGCTTGCAGGCGGGGCGGCGGTGTAAAAGGCGGTGCCGTTTACGGTGCTCTGTGTCATGCCGACGAGGTCGAGCAGCTGGTTTTCCGTGTAGGGGGCAGCGTCCAGCTTAGGGGACATGCAGCGGTAGACGCCGTCGGAGACCGAGAGGATACCACGCTTTGTCAGGCGGGCCAGCGATTTTTCCAGCATCTGTGAGTCGCAGGGATAGCCCTTTTCGGTGAGGGCCGCCGCGAGTTGAGCGGCGGTGCGCGGCTTATCCCTGAGCAGGAGGGCCAGGGCGAGCTGCTGCCCCCGGAGGCGGTATGGGAGCAGACCGCAGCGGAGCCAAATACCTTTTGCACACTTCATGTTGGAACACTTCTTTTTCTCGTAGTATCGTCATCGTAGCATGGATAGGAGCGGGTGTCAAGCGCGGGAAATGAAACATGGAGTGGAAGTCCTTTTTTTGGTACTGCCAAAAAGAAAATGCGGAAAAGCTATTGACAACGGATGGTTGTTGATATAGGATGGAGATAACCAACAAAGCCTGACAGGGAAGCGAAACGTGCAAATAAGGGAGGACGGACAATGACATACCAAGAAAAGATGAAGTGGCTGGGGCGGTATCAGGCGGCGCTGAGCTACCAGCATATGCTGGAGGATGAGATCGAGGTCCTGCGCAGTGATGCCGAGCGTGTGACCACCTGCATGAGCGGGATGCCCGGGCGCGGCGGGCCGAACGTCGACCGGCTGCCGCGGGCGGTGGAACGCATCGAAAAGGCGCAGAAAAAGCTGGCGCAGCAGCTGGACAGCTGCCTGGAAACGCGGATGGAAGTCATGCACAGCATCATGGCCCTGGGCGATACCGCCGAGCAGGAAGTACTGCGCCGCCGCTATGTGATGGGCCAGAGCTACACCGACATTGCCAATGCGATGGGCGTAGTGCAGCGCCGGGTCTACCAGCTGCACAAGGCGGGTGTGGAGAAGGTGAAGCTGCGGAGTTGAAAACATTTCAGTAAATTTCGCAAAGGTTTCGCGGAATTTCATTGCATTTCACAACTAACAGTGGTAACATGGTAGCATCGAAACTCGTGAGAGGAACCAAATCCTCCCGCGAGTTTTTTTATGCCCAAAAGGAGGGATGCCGTTGTGCGAAATCAATGAAGAGCACGTCCTGGACGAGCTGGCGGAGATCGCCTTTGCCACCCCCGGCGAGGAGGGCGGCCTGCCGGTCAAGGTGGCCGACAAGCTGCGGGCGCTGGAGATGCTGTACAAGCATCTGGGTCTGGGCGACGGCGCGAAGGATGAGGGGGTGGTCATTGTGGATGAGTAAAGAGAGAAGAAAGAAAAGAGAGGGGGCGCGGGGGTGAAGATCCGGCTGAAAGAGAAGATACCGGCGGTGTTCTGGCCGGTGCATCAGGCGATACGGCGCGGCGAGGTGACGGAGGTCGTGGCCAAGGGTGGGCGCGGGTCGGGCAAGTCAAGCTATCTTTCGATGGAGCTGGTATGGCAGCTGCTGCGCCACCCGGACTGCCACGCCGTGGTGCTGCGCAAAGTGGGCGGCACACTGCGCAACAGCGTGTACAACCAGATCGTATGGGCCATCGGTGAGCTGGGCTGCGCGGGGTATTTCCGCTGTACGGTCAGCCCGATGGAGTGTACCTACCTGCCCACCGGGCAGAAGATTTTGTTCTTCGGGTTGGATGACCCGGGCAAGCTCAAAAGTCTCAAGCTGCCGTTTGGCGCTGTCGGGCTTTGTTGGTTTGAGGAGCTTGACCAGTTCGACGGTCCCGAGGAAGTGCGCAACGTCGAGCAGACTGTCCTGCGCGGCGGCAGCTGGACCCTGACGCTGAAAAGCTTCAATCCGCCTGCCATGGCCCGGAACTGGGCCAACCGCTACGCGCTGGAGCAGCGCCCCGGCAAGCTGGTCCACCACTCCACCTACCGCGATCTGCCGCAGGAAATGCTGGGCGCACGGTTCTGGGCCGACGCCGAGCACCTGCAAAGGACGAACCCGGCGGCCTATCGCCACGAGTACGGCGGCGAGGTCGTGGGAAGCGGCGCGGCGGTGTTTGAGAACTTGCAGTTGCGGGCCGTGACGGATGCCGAGATCGAGCGGTTCGACCGGGTGTACCACGGCGTGGACTGGGGCTGGTACCCCGACCCCTGGGCCTACAATGCGGTGTATTATGACGCCGCGCGGCGCACGCTGGTGATTTTTGACGAACTGACGCGGAACCGCACGCCCAACCGCGAGACGGCCCAGCTGCTGGTGGAGCGCGGCCTGACCGACCCGGACAGCGGCACACTGACGGCGGACGCCGCCGAGCCGAAATCCTGCGCCGACTACCGCGCCGCCGGACTGCCCTGCCGTGCGGCCCAGAAAGGCCCCGGCAGTGTGCGGCAAAGCATGAAATGGCTGCAAGGGCTGGCGGCTATCGTCATTGACCCGGTGCGCTGCCCGGCCACGGCGGCGGAGTTCAGCGAGTACGAGTACGACCGCGACCCCCGCACCGGCGAGGTGCTGGCGGGCTACCCGGATGTGAACAACCACCACATTGACGCGGTGCGGTACGCAGTGGAGGGGGTGTGGAGGCGGAGAGGGGCGTGAAAAGGCGCAGAGAATGTAGGGGCCGCACATGTGCGGCCCGCAAGTGTAAGGCAGACGACCGCTTATGGGAAAGCGGAGGGCCGGGCATGCCCGGCCCCTACGAAGCAGGGAAGGGGAGGCAAAGAGATTTGAGAGGAGAGGATGAATTGCAATCGTATCTGGAACAAGCGTTTGGAAAAAATGACGTTACATCAGTGAAGATGCGGGCGGCACTGCGGGAGTGGCTGGACTTGTACTACGGCACGCCCCGCGCAGGCGAAGACGCTGCGCCCCGGCTGGCGGCGCTGATCGTGGGCAAATTATGCCGCACCGTTTTTGCCGAGTACGAGACCCGGCTGCCCGAAAACGCCGGGCAGCCTATGCGGTGCAGCCTGGCTGCACTGAACGCCATCGCAAAGCCCGCCATGCAGTACGCACTGGTGGGCGGTGAATGCCTGCTGAAACCTGTACCGAAGGACGGCGAAGGCGACTTGGGAC